CTAGTTCACGCCATGCCATTTGTTAGTCCTTGATAATTGCCTGCGCTCCCTCATCGGCCTCGAGGGACTTCAGACAGTGGTCTTTCTCCACGTAATCAAGGAGACGACAGAGCACGCAGCCCCAACGCTTCCCCTTAAGCATTGCCTTGGCGGCACGGCTAGAGAGGGTCTCGTCAGGGTCCCCTAGGAGGAACGTATTGATGAATTGGTCAAGAGAGACCAAGAGGTTCCAGAGGTACTTCATGGTCAATCCAGCGGGAACGGAGGGAGCAGCGAGGGGACCTCAGCGACCGTGGGGAAACTACGGTGACCCGCTTGGACCTCAGCGAGGATGGAGTAGGCCGAAGCCCACACCTGAGAACGCCACGCACGGAACGCTTGGCCTTCCTCTTGGAACTTAGGGACCGAGGGTTCCTCAGCGTACGTCACGGCAGTCGTGAGGTTGTCGTAGTGGTACGCTTGGGCCTTGGTGTCCATGATCGACTGCACGGTGTCCGTGAGGAGACGCTGGAGGTCCACGGGGGAGACTGAGGGGGCCGTGGGGGTGTTGCCGCTGTTCTTCCACACGAGGTAGAGGACATAGTCGGTGTTCCCAAGGTCCTCGGGGATGTAGGCACCATCAGCATCTCGTATGACCCCGCCTTTAGGATTGATTGTGTAGGTCATGATTAGAATTCCGCGTTAGCTGTGTAGTGAAAGGAGATACGAGACACCGCCGCCGCGAATATCTTGAAGACCTTAGTGGTCAGATTATCGACTGAAGAACTTGAGACACCGTTCGTGATCCCATCTGTCGAGATCTTCCCCACAGCCCCCAACGAGTCATAGAAGGTAACCGAGGGGGCAGCCCGCATCTCAACAGGAAAGCGCACCAGATTAATTGTATTAGGACTGGATGCCCCACCCCCGGTGGCCTCAGCGATCCCGCCAGTGAAACCAAGGTTGGTCCCTGCCGCAACGCCATCGGAGTATGACTGCTGGTAATACCTCATACACAGGCTACGTTCTTGAGCGTACGAGCGCCGATCAAACGGGGTGGCTACGGTTCCCGCTTCAAGCTGGACATCGGTAATGTGAAGGCCTGCGTTCAACGTCCCTGCCCAATTGGTAAGCCCGGGGACAGTGAAGAAATTCCCCGCGACCCACGTATTAGTGGAACTTGTTTGGAGCGAGCCGGTATTGAGTCCCCCAATTGTCAGGGCGAGGCCTGCAGCGTTAGACTGAGGAATGGTTGCACCTGAGGGAATCGCGGGGAACGTTACTGAAACCCTTTGTCCTACATTAACAGTTGGAATGGCGAACGTTTGAACGCAAGAATAACCACCAGGCCCATCCCGAAGGGCAACCGCGAACGTACCTGGGATCGTGCTACGGACTGTAAAGCCTACGGTAACCTGCTTCCCGATAAGATCATAGGCGTTAACCCCCTCAATAACGTGCTTGTGTGCCTGGATGTTGTTGCCACCAGTCAGGTTTGTAGCCGCAACGGTAGCTACGCAATTGTTAAAGGGCTTAAGGACCCCAGTCTCGTCGGCTAGAGAGGTCTGAGAAAGAGTGAGGGTTCCTCCCCCACTGTTAGCGGCCTGCCACCTGTCGCACTGTCCGTACCCCGAACTACCCGTAGTCACAGCTAAAGCGGGCCGCTGTGTAACCCTCATGTCCCCGTTGATGATCCTGTTGCGACCAGCAAGGGATGCCGTAAAGTTCTGAGCCACGAGAGCCGAAGCTGCCGCAGCGTTCTGGCTGGTCAGGGCATTACCTTCAGAGGTTGCCGCATTGGCTGCACTGGTAGCCGCTGCATTCTTGGAACTAAGGGCATTGGTCTCGCTGGTTGCCGCATTGCCTGCGCTAGTTGCCGCTGCGTTCTTCGAGGTGTTCGCTGAGGTTGCCGATGCAGCCGCATTGGTCTCGCTGGTCCCTGCGTTCACCTTGCTAGTGTTCGCTGCAGTTGCCGAGGCTGCCGCGTTTGTTTCGCTAGTCCCCGCTGCATTCTTCGAGGCCAGGGCTGCACTTGCGGAAGCTGCAGCGTTCGTTTCGCTTACCGAGGCTTGACCCGCAGCGGTACCAGAGGTCGAAGCACTCGCGGAAGCTGCGGAAGCAGATGATGCCGCATTGGTTGCCGAGGTCTGAGCAGCAGTGGCAGCAGCATTCGCAGCAGTGATAGCCGTGTTAGCTTGGGCCAAGGTATCATTGGCCTGTTGTGCGAGGCCAGCTACGTTCCCCTCAGAGATCGCAGCGTTAGACGCAGAGGCAGCAGCGGACACAGCGGCAGCTTGGGCAGCTTGGGAATCCGCAGTACTCGCGGTCAACTGAGCCTGCAGAGCGTCGACCAACTGGTCCGTAGTGTTATTCTCAGGGAACGTCGATTCCCCGTTAAAGAAACTGGTGGTCATTAATACTCCGAGCCGTAGGCAGGTTCCATCGCTTGCGTGCTCTGATCGGTATCCGTGAGACGGCTCTGCTCTTCTACTTCGGCATAGAGGATTTCGTACTTGGTCTCGAAACCAGTGACACGATCGTCAACGAAATAATCTGCCCCGAAGGCGAGCGCACAGTAGATCAAAAGGTCCGCAAGGACTGTGGTGAAGAGGTTGGTGTCGGTGTCATTGACCAGTGCAGGCTGTGCGCCGTAATAGATCATGTAGACCGAGGTACCCAAGGGAACTGCAGGCTTCATCAGGTACGACCCTGCGACCCGGCAGTAATATCGGGGTTGACCGGATTCCTTAGGGAGACTCAGGAAGTGCCCCAAATCTTTATTGCTCAGGAGGACATCTCCGGAGTACATATGTTTCAACGAGAGGAAGTCAAAAGGGATGACGATCTCGTCTTCTACTGTGAGAGCATTACCAGTGGATACACTGATCTTCTCTTGACCTGGAGAACGCAGGGTGCGCTCAATCCGGGTTTGGGCCATGTTGATAAAGTCATTCGCCAACTCGTCCGTGCAGTCGTTACGATTGAGAAGACCTTTTACCTTGGCGCGGATTTGTTGACGGTTCATTAGACTTGCTTTCCAGTTGTCATAAAGTATTCAAGACCTTCAGCCTTCAGCTTCGCCACAATGCGAGCATTCGACTCTGACCAAAAGTCAAAGCCTTCGCTGATCCACTTCTCCACCACGCATACGGGGATGGAAGCTACGCGCTGACTTTCGGTCTCGCGGACACTCATGGATTCATTGCGCTCTGCTGCAAGGCGGTCTAGGAACTTCGTGGGGATTTGCTGGACGCGCTCAATGATGTGGCCGTCCGTGTTCTCACTGATCGAGCGACCAATGTCGTGGTATTGAGTTGTCATCGGGAATAAAAAAGCCCCGTGCCACCGAGAGTAGGAGCAGCACAGGGCGTAAAGGAATTTGGATGGAACCCCGAAGGGTCCCAAGGGTGTAACTAGGCCATGTGAACTAACACGGCCCTGTGATTCATCACGGAATCGTCGGGTTCGTGCCCGTGAGGCCGATGATGGCAGCCGATGCACCGTAGTTGACGTGCTTCAGGCCGAACTCACCAACGATCTGCTCGCGGTGACCGTCACCCGTGATAGCCAGCGGGTTGCGGAACCAGTTACGGAGGACCGTGGTCTTCCAGTTAGCCGGATCGAACAGGAGTGCCGAGTCAGCCTTCTGGAAGCGGTTGATCACAACCTTCTGCTCACCGAACGGCGACACGTACAGGTCCACCACGTTGACGATGGCCTTATCAGCACCGAAGTCGCGCAGACGACCAGCAGCAGCCGAGAAGCCAGCAACGATCAGCGAGTCAGCAGGCTTGATCATGAGGAACTTAGCTTCACCACCGTTCTCATACAGCTTCTGGTTAGCCGAGAGGATGTCCGCTTCAACCAGGGCAGCCGGGGTTGCCGTGTGGTCAATCGTGTTCGCTGCGTTGATCAGCTTTGCACCGTTCACGTCCGTACCCCAGACGCTACCGAACTTGCGAGCAACGGCTTCCGAGCCAACCACTGCGGTCGTCGCGAGACCAACATAGGCGTACTCGAGGTCACGCTTGGCTTCTGCCGACTTCTTACCGAGTTGGTATGCCAATTCCTTAGCACGACCATACGTCGACACCGTGTCAGCCGTGTTCGACACCTTCACAGTCTTCTGGAAGATCTGGGTCGTGTTGGCACGCATTTGGGTTGCAGCAAGCGTGCTATCAGCAGCATCAGCACCTTCAAGCACTGCGCTCGACGACACCGTTGCCAGTGCATCTTCCTGCCATTGATACAGCGTGTTCGAAGCCTTGTCGTTCTTGACCAGCGTGGTGAACGGGGTCAGCGTCGGGCTGATATTCGAGATCACGTCGCTGATGTCTTCCTTCTTGCCAACCTGATCGTACGTCTTGAATGCGGTATTGCTCATGGTGTTATGTTCCTAAATGGAGAGAGAGAGATTAGTCCTGCGCCCAACGTGCCAAGAAGGCTTCCGCTGCGTCATCCGTAGTGCCCGAAGCTTTCAATCGCTTCATCTGGGCTGCGGCCTTGTTGACCTGGACATCTCGACCTGAGGTAGTCTTGGTGGTCTTGAGGACCTTCTTCGGTGTCACAACTTTCTTCTTCGTGACAACGGCCTTAGCCTTATCGTGGTTCATGGCCTTGTGGATCAATTGGATTGCCACAGGGTCCACCAACTCATTGATCATCGCCTCCGGGAGACCTTGGGAGATCGCGTATTCACGCACGGAGTTGTATGTGGCTTGGTTCCAGCCGGGGATCTTTTCCTTCAGTACCTTGACGGCCTCTTTGGCCTGGGTCTGGAGGAAGGTTTGGCGCTGCGCATTCGCATCCTTCACGAACGTGTCAGCTTCCTGAGAGATGAACTGAAAGTCTTCGTAGGCAGCTTGGGCCTCAGCACGGAGGGCAGCGAACTGATCGCCATCCAACTGCTTGCTTGCCACGAGCATGTCGATCTTCGAGTACGGTTCCCAACGAGCAGCGGCCTTTTCATAGACTCGTTGCATCTGGGCCGCCAGCTTCTTACCGTTCTCTTCGACCTGCTTACGCTCTGCTGCTACTGCTTGGGACTTCGTCGTCAGTGCTGCTTCCTGACCGTAGAGTCGCTTCAGATCCTTGACGGATACCTCGTGCTCCTTGTCGCCAACTTTGATCTTGACCTTGACGTCATCCGAGGTATCTTTGGTTTCCTCGGGGGCATCTTCTTCTTGATCTTCATCGTCCGACTCGGAGTCCGTTTCTTCAGGGTCCGTTTCGTTATCTTCTTCGGTTTCTTGGTCTTCTTCAGCTTCAGTCTCGACCGTCTCATCATCGGTTTCGACTTCGTCTTCCTCAGGGCTTTCGGATACCTCTTCAGGGTCCTCTTCGCTCCATCGAGACAAGAAGGCTTCTGCTGCGTCGCCTTCGGTGTAATTGAGGGCGGCAGCGGTGTTGCTGTCGACGCCCGATTGGGTAGTCGTGGTCATATTGGGTTTTACTCTTCAGTGGGTTTAAGTAACTGGTTCTTTTGGTAGACCCAGTCAGTGAGTTCTGCGGTGATGCTCTGTAGTGCTCGGATCTGGAAGTAAGCAATCTCTCGCTTCTCCTTGTCTTCCGGAGCACTCATCGTCATCACGTTGAGTTGTTCGTTGTATAGCTCGTTGATGGCGACCGTGAAGGCCTCTGTTTCCAGAAGCACCTCAGCGGCTGTGCCACGTTTGAGCGTGAGTTCTTCGCTCATTGGGGATTAGTTAGGGGAGACGATTGCCTTGGCAGACGCAGGATCAGCCGCAGCCATTTCCTTAGCCTGTGCCATCTCTTCAACAGCGATAGCGGCCTTGGACGTGACTTCGTATTCCTTGATGTCAAGCTCGCGTTCCTTGCGGACATTCTCGAGTTGAACCTTGAGGCGGTCGATGTCGGATTGAACCTGCTCGATACTGATGTGACCTTGGACCTTGGACTGCGAAGTCTGAGCAACGCTTTCTTGCACAGCGACCTTGCGTTCCTCGATATCCAGTTCCCGCATCTTTATCGGATCAGGCTGAGGTGCCGGGAGGGTCTTCGGATCCGTGAGGACCAGTTCGACCTGCTTGATACCCATCTTCTCGATGTACATCCGTGCGAGGTTGTATCGGTTCTGTTCACCAAACATGCGAGCATTGTTCGGATCCTGTCCGAGGACCTGACCGATACCTAGGATCTTCTGGGCTTCCTTCTGCTGCTCATTGGCCCCAAGGTGAAGCTCGATGGTGCAAGTGACTTCCTCGGTCCACTCCTCAACAGAGACAGGTACGAAGTTGCCAGCGACACGGATCACCTTCTGTTGCTTCTCATTCTGGATGACCAGACGGTAGACCTCGAGGTACAGAGGCTTGATGAACTGGTTGGCGAAGTTACGGGCCATGATCTTCTCGCGTTGCTGCGAGAGGGACACGAGACCTTCGACCATTCCCTGTGCGTTCTGCTTCGACAGGGCGTCCTTATTGAGACCTTGGGATAGCTTCGAGACACCAGTGACCTCTTCCTTCTCCTCATCGAGAAGCTGGAGCGTCTGGAACACGAAGGGGTTCAGCCCAGGCTGAGGGAGCGGGATCAGGCCATCAGGGCGGGTAACGTTGACCAGACCACCAATGCGGTTCTCAAGGAGTTCCTTGGGGTTCGTCAGGGCACCCTTAACCACCATCATGCGGGGGTTATTGGTGATGACCGTATGGTCCAGAATGCCTCGGGTCAGTACAGTCCGTGCGTTCTGCGTGGGGATCACTCGGGCTGCGTAGTTCGAACCATAGAATGCATGGGGAACCGGAGTCGGACAGAAGTGCAGGAACGGCTTCTTCTCTACCTGTTCCTTGTCGAGGATCACCGAACCAGCCGAGGTAACCTTCCAGAGCTTCGTGATGCCCGTACCGTTCATGTCGAGGTACATGTAGCTCTCGTGAACCAGGACACCCTCGGAAGCCTCTTGCAACTCTGAGTCACTCTCGTCAAGCAAGGACGCACCGATGTCTTGGAACCGCGTGATCTTCTCGGGATCCATGTTCAAGGTATCGTCCGAACCTTCACCGCTAATCTCAGCGATCTTCTTCGGGTCGTATCCAGCTTTCTTCAGGTCCGACTTGGTCTTACGGGTTCTATGGGAGACGAACTCTGCATCCTCAATCGAGGAAGCCGTAGAGGTGATCAGGAACTCTTCGGGAGGGATATTGACGATCTTGACCTGCGAGCGATCAACCTTGCGGGTGAGCGTGCCTTCACAGAGGCCTGTCTCTTCGTCGTGCTCGATCTCGATCTTAACTACGTCAGGCTGCTCCGCGAGGAGGTCCGCCTGTTCGATAGGGATATCTTCGAACGTCTCTTCCGCTTCCTCTTCACACTCTTCCCAGTAGATCTTAACGATCCCTACGCGGGCGATAAGACCATCGTGGATCAGTTGGGAGAAGATGTTGTAGGAGTCATTCTGGCGATGGACAACGTAGTCTGCGTACTCAGTCGCAATCTTCATCGCATCGACATCATTAGCCGTCTGCGGATCGAAGGAGGCGATCTTGTTACCTGCGGAGAAGGTCTCGAGCAGGACAGCCTTGAGGGACTCTACGGAATCGAAGACATCCATCGAAACGTACTTCGAGTTACCGGCATGCGAGGGCGCAGGCTTAGTCCCCTGGTAATAATCAAGCACGTTCTGGCGTTCGTCAGAGAGCTTGGAGTCGTAATAGACGGACGAGGTTTTAATCTGGCGCTCGACAAGGACTGCCAACTCTTCCTTCGATACCGGCTTGAACTTGTCAGCTTTAGCCATTGTTTAAGTTACTCGTGTGTTGTGTTGTGCAGCCGCTAACGTACTTTGCGACAGCTAAGAAGACCTCGGGGTCTGTGATGTCTTGTTTGATGATGTTGGCCTTGGTGCATATCCAACACAGGTTTCCGCGTGTGTAGCCTTTCTCCGGAACATACCTGTCAACTGAGGGGCTGTTCGCCCGCTCTTCGCCGCCAAATATCATTGGGATCTTAAGGATGGGGCATAACCCGTCTGAGGGGTACACGGATAGGAGGTAGTCCACGTCAATATCGAAGGGAACCGAGGCATCTAATGCCCTCTTCTTAGCGTTGCGCCAAGCGGTGTCCACACGGGTCCGCATCCAAGCAGCGGGACTGACCCATTGCTCCCTTGCGGACCCGTCGAGTTTGTTCCCTTTCGCGTACTTCAGAAACCGAAAGCCATCGTCGCGGGTATCCCCATACTTACGCTGTTTCAAAATTAGATCATCTCAAAGTAGAAGTCATCCGTAACCGTTATAGGGACGTAGTGGCCTTCGTGAATAAAGTTAGCAATGGCTAGGCTCATAACGCAGTCGTCAAAGCATCCCGCCTCTGCCTCCATCTTTCCATCGTCAGTGACCACATAGGTCTGACACTCTCTTAAGGTGAGCTTGTCATTCACTGTGACCTCTTTCTCACGGAAGGCCGCCCGCAACTTATCAATGATGAGGGGCTTAGTCTTTACCGTCGTCCTGAAACCGTACGTGATGGTTTCCTGCTCAGTCTGTTTATCGACAGCGGTTTCAAAGTACATCGCAGGGTACGCGAGGTCCTTTCCTAGCCGGGTCGCGGTCAAGATCCCGTGGTTATTATTTTCTACCGCTATCTTTGCTGTGTTGAAGAAGTACCCAAGCTTCTCAAGGACCGTAGCGAAGTAGTCAGGGTGTACTTGGGACCTATAGACCCCCACCTGCCTCTTCTTGGAGTCTAGGATCTGAGCTACAGACCAGTCCCCTCCGCGTACCCCCATAGCCACGTCAGCGCCTATGTAGTAGGTTTCTCCTGGATCCACATGGTGGTAGAGAATCAAGGAACCCCGAGGCTGTTCCTCGAAGTCCTCATTGATCAGTTCCAACCTGGACACAATATCCGGAGCCTGTTCGATAAGACTCTGAAGCTGCTGAGGATGAAACACAGGGCGCCCGGAGGTCAGGAAAGCTTCGTCGGCGTGGCAGGGGTACTCTTGGTTGAAGAGTTCAATGCCGTTGAGGGCTATCTTCCTACGGCGAAACATCAGTTGCTCGTCATCCAAGGCGTACTTCTTGACTAACGCGTCTTCCTCTGGGGTCCTTTCGAATCCCTCGGGTACCGGCATGCGGTACTCAAGTTGCACGAACCAGGGTATGAACACCGCTTCGTATTCGTTGGTGCCATTTACCGCGTTGGTCCATATCTCATGAAAAGGGTTTCCAATGCCATTCGCGGTTGACTCAATGAATACAAAGGTTCCCTTAGCATTGGGGATCGCTTGCATGAGGCCGTTGATGTTGTCTCTGGCTGTTGCTGGCGGGTAAAAGGCTGCTTCGGAAAGGTGTGCAAGCTGTAGCGTCTCGCCACGGCCAACACCCTCGCCACCTGCGGTAGCCACCATGTAGGAGCTATCAAGCAGGTCAAAACTCAACTCCTTGCGGGATGAGTACTTAGTGTGGGGTTTTAGAATCTCAGGACAAGACTCATGGTATCTACGACACATCTCAAAGAGAGCCTTGGTGCTTTCTCCCTGATGGGTCATGACCAGTGATTTGACGGCCTTATGTTGGCTTGTCCACCAGTAGAGGATGCCTTCGATGATCGTTGAGAGACCTTGCTGCCGCCCCTTAAGAACCACTACACGCACTTTGCCGGTTGTCTGAAGTTGGTCGATGACCGTCTTCATGAAAATCTTTTGTGCTGCATTGAGGACGAGGGGCGCGATGGTCCCCTCTTTCGTTCGGATCTTCAGAGCGTGTCGCGCGTAGAACTCGAAATCCTCATAGAGCCTTTTGCGGACCGCTCTTTGATCACTCACTTATCACTCTCTCCAATATTAGAAGGCCCTTCTTCGTTTTGCCGCAGCGGGACCATCCTGCTTTGATGAAGCAGAATCCAGGGTTCCTTGAGGCAACGCTGTCCGGATGGACGTAGGTGTAATGCCTGCTATTAGGCCAGAGGCAGTCAGCAATTGCGTCCGCTTGGCGTATGAGTTCGCTGCTAAGGTGCGGGCTTTCGTTACGGAAGACAGCGCAGTTGATGCCTTGTTGTCCACTGTCATCTATGAATTTTCTCCAGGCGAAACATGCGTCACCCTTCTCGGTCCTGAGGACTACTTTCTCCCCAGGGCCGATGAAGAGTTTCCGCTTCTTCTTACCTTCACTGTGATAGGCCGAGTAGTGGCGCTCATACATAGCAAGGCAGGTCTTATCGCCGTCCTTGGTTAGCCACCACAACGGTTCTGTCACTTATCCAAATCTCCTGCGATTTCACTGAGGAAATCCTCAGCCTTCTTAACGGTCACGTTGGTCTCCGCTGCGGGCTTGGCCATCGACCACTCAAGGACCGTGCGTGCGAACGCAAGTTTGTCCTTGGGCAGAAGATCCTTGCGGCGCATTTCGGTGACCACGGTTTCAAATGCTTCCCGAGCCGCCGCATCCTTCGGGATCACGATTCCTTTGTCTTCCATAGCTTTCACAATTACCTTCGCCTCAGCCGCAGCCTTGGCAATCATTTTCTTTCGACGGTATGCAGAGAAGCCGTCAGTGGCTCCCTTGGGACGGCCGCCCTTACCTATGGCCAACTTGCGCCATTCGGCCATCTGAGCACGTCCCTCAGGTGTCTTAGCTAACTCCGCGAACCCCGGCGTCTTTGACTTTGGTGTTCCCTTTGGTCGGTTTGCTCGTGGCTTTTTCTGTTGCTGCTCCAAGAGTTCCCTCCAGTTGGGTTACACGTTCACCAATCGAGCGTTGAATCGCTTTCAAGGTGGCGTCAGCAGACGGGTAGAGGCCTTCATGGGGGAGCCGAAGGAGAACCTCGGTACCAATGACTGCCTTTTCCTTTTCGGTTAGAAAACTCGACGCGTAGACTTCATCAAACGCCGAGAGTAGGGACAACATTTCTGTTACTTTCATTTCTTAGGACCATATTTGGTAAGCGGGTGCACCAATTCCTTGATGAACTTGGCTTCCGTAGGGGTTGCGGACTGCAGGCGACTCTGCACGAGAGCTTCCTTAGCGGCAGTGGTCCTCAAGTTCGCCACTTGTGACGCGAATCCTGCCAGTTCATCCGTAGGGGCCTTGGATACAGCACGGTCTAACGCCGACCCTGCCTGACGTACGGCCTCTTTATATGCGATAGGATTACGGACAGCCTCAGTTGCACTGGAGAGTGCACCTTGGGGACCTTGCATCTGCTTGCCGATGTACCCTTGTTCCTTGAGGCCCCTGAGACCGTTCTGGACAGCGTAGAATGAGTTCTCGTCAGCGATCTTGCCGGTCCTACGTAGTTCCGTCGCTGCGGGACCAAGTACGGGGTGATTCGACAACGCACGGAGACCAGCGAGGGAATCCTTAGATGTCAGGTCGAGACCCGAACGGCCCCCTTGGAGTGTCTCTTGGAAACCCCCGCCCAGAGGCATACGAGTTGCCTTGGACATCGCGTTGCGGGACGCTTGGGCCTTTGCAGCGAGGTCTGCGGCAGTAGCCTGAGCATCTGCAGCGGTTTTTGCTTTCACCGCGTCTGCTGCGGCTTTTACCTGGGCATTCTCCGCATCTTTGGCGAGTACCTGCCCTGCCTCTGTACCGAATCCAGCGCGGGAAGCGTTCTGAGCCTGTGTAGCTGCGGACTTCGCTTGGAGAACCTTGAGTGCCTGGGCACCCTTGGATGGTCCGTACTGCTCGAGGACCTTGTCAGCCACCGGGCCTTGCTTGATCAACTTCTGAATGACTGCTTCACGCGTCTCCCGACCACCCGCCGCATTCACCGCGAGGTTCCGAAGCGCTTCGATGGGGATCAGGTTACGTGCAGCAACCCGGGCAGCCTTTGCGAGGATGCCGTCAGAGGCAGGCTTGGCTGCAGTCTGAGCAGCAACGGTCGTCTGCTTATTGATGATTGCAGCAATATCCGGAGGGAGTTTCGCGAGTTGCGCATCACTCAGTGCTTGGCCACGTTGGAGAGCCGTGCGGATCTCAGGGTCCGCAATGTGATCCATGGCCTGTGCTACATAACCATTACCGATTGCATTCGCCTGCTTGGCGCCAATAGCCTTTCCGCCCTGAGCTTCTCGACTAGCGAGACCTGTGAGGTCCTGGGTTGCCTCAGCGACCCGACGAGCACCTTCCTCACCATGCTGCTTTACGTACGAGGCGACCTTCTGGGACATTGTTGCTGGCATAACGGCAGCGAGGGGACCACCAAGAGCAGCGCCCACACCCGCTCCGACCCCTGCAGACTTAACCTTGTCGACCAGATTGTCGGAATCGTTGTGACCGAGGCCCGATGCAGCGCCTTCAGCAGCACCTACGCCCGCCCCATAGAGACCCCGGACGACCCTAGAGGCCGTAGCGGGAGCCTGCACAGCCTTCAGGATGCCCAAGCCCGGTACGGCAGCGCCTGCGAGCCCTCCCACGACCTTTGCACCCGTGGAAGCGTCTTCGTCCTTCTTTCGCTCGTTGGCGAGGTTCTGGTCGTACGTGGTTCCCTTGGTGCGGCCTGTCAGTTCGTCCATCTTGGCAGCGAACTTGTCAGCGAGACCGAAGGTAGCCGTATCAGCGATATGCCGAACCGTATCATCGACCTCACGCAACCAACTATGCGGTTCATCAGCCTTGGGTGCAGCAGAATCCGTAGGAGCTACGGGTTTCTTGGCGGCTGAAGGGGCTTTAGTAGGGGAAACCGTAGGAGCAGCGGGATTCTGTCCTTCAATAGGGGCCGCTTCCCACCAATTACTACCACCTTGGACCCTTCCTGCCACCTGATCGCCGTACTGCAGCGTATTAGGGGCCTCCGGGTTCCGTGGGTCGCTTACTGCGATACCCTTCTTGGCCTTTTCTATCGCTCCAGGGCCGCCGTAGTAGCCCACAGCGGTAAGTTTAGGGTCCCCACCAGCCAGATCATTTAGTTTCTTGAGGTACCGGACACCAGCCCGAGCGTTGTGCTCCGGGTTGTTGATGTCCCACCCCTTGTCAGCGACTTCGTTGAACGTGTCAGGAAGGATTTGCATCCCGCCCACAGCGCCAGCATTGGAAGTCTTGGTGTTTTTGCCACCAGTGGACTCCTGATGATAGACACTGCGGGCAAGATCCGCGACTGCGGGGGAAGCACCTTCAGCATCTGACGCAATATCAATCGTGCTTGCTTTGGGAGCAGCTTCCCACCATTCAGCCATTACGGTTTCCTTCTAGTTGAACCATCAGGCGCCCTAAAGAGGGAACCCGAAGGTAGTGCGGCGTAGTCCGCTTGAGAGTTGATTGCTGGTGCGTTACCGCTGGAAGCTGAGGTATTAGGCTTGAAACCATCGAGTGTCCCCTTGCTTCTGAGGTGTTCGATAGCGCCTGCCTTGTCCTTCGCCAGTTGTTCAAGCTCGTCAGCAGCCTGCGAAAGGCGACGAGCATTTTCAGCTTCAGAGAGACGCGGGTTGTACGCACGAGCCATGAATGCCTTACCTTCGTTCTCGGTGTATTGAGAACCAAGGACACCTCGGAGACCTGCTTGGACCACGCGTTCAGCACGGTCTTGAAGCGAGGCGCCCTCGGGAGTAATGACATCACGGACAGCCTTAGGCAGCGACCCAACGATGGGACCAGTGGCCGTGTCGGTCTTGCCAAGCTCTCCAGCGAGGTCGCGAAGTTCCTTAACGTTCCCTGCGGTCTGCGCTTCGTCACCTGCGTGAGTGAGGGAAGCTTCATCAGCCTTCTTGCCCGAGGCAACTGCTGAGTTCACCTGAGCCTGGAGGACAATTGCGTCTCCCTTGGCCTTCGCTGCGTCGATCTTTTGTTGGTTGAGGTAGCCTGCGACTTCAGAGTTCTTGACGACCTTCTGAGTCCCGTTGGAGAACTGTAGGAGCGTGAAGGCACCATCAGCCAGAGGGGTCACCTTAGGCTGGTTGAGTTCCCGATCCTTGTTCGTGCGGTCGTCGTAACCTTGGTTGAAGGCTTGAACACCAGCACCTAGGCCTTCCTTCAGGTTCCTAGCCCCGAGGAGCGCAGCACCACCATTGATCAGGCCGTCGTAGATCGAGTTCATGTCCTTACGGGGAGCTTGTGGAGCCTGAGGCTGCCCCATAGGACCCTGAGGTGCCTGAGGAACCATAGCCTGACCCATAGGACCCTGAGGTGCCTGAGGTTGCCCTTGTTGGCCCGGATCACCCCCCATGTACGCCGAGAGGGTCCCAGGCTGATTCCGAAGGGCCTGAAGGATGTACGAAGGGACACCTTGGGCCTCAGGGTTCCCATTAGGGTACCCATCGTCCTTGCTCTGCATCGCCTCACTGAGCCACGAGGGGAGTTGACCATAGCCGGGATCTTGAGCATCCACGCTAAATTGATTTGCCATGGTTTTCCTTAACCGTAGAGGTCTTTGTTATCGAAGGCGTTATCGCCAGTGACGTTGTTGTAACCACCTTCGAGACCTGTGGTACCCGAGTTGCCGAACCCGCCAAGCTTGCCGATAATGCCCGCACCAGACGCTGCACCACCGAGGGCACCTTGGATACCCGAGGAGACCGGCGAGGAGACTTGACCTGCCACACCCGTGCCACCATAGGAACCGTTGATGATCTTCATGTACTTCTGGAGGAGGTCGAGGTTGGTGTTCTGACCTTCGTAGTACTGGTCCTTGTTGGCGTCGAGGTTCGCTTGGTCGTTGGTCTGATAAATGTTGCCAGCACCAGTGAGTTGGTCGAAGTTGTTGCCGTTGGCCTGTTGAGCAGCCGTGAGGGAACCCACGCCTTGACCATACGCCGTACCAAGTTGCTGGTTGACGTTGCTGCGGAGGGCCTGCTGTGTGTTGTACTGGGATTGAGCCGTACTGAGGCCTGTGTTGAACAGGTTGCTACGGATGCTCGAGGAAATGTCAGCGAGACGGTCCGAGGCACCACGCTCTGCGATACCTTGGGCCACCCCGGTACGTGAGGAATTCAGGTTACCCGAGCCGGTAGCCGCGAGATTCAACGCAGGGAGTGTATTTTCATTCAGGTTCCGCACGGTGTCCCTAGAGGCTGCATCGATCATCGAGTCAGCGTAGGGGCTGTTGGCGTACTGGTTGGCCGTATTCAGGAAATTCTGAGTCTGGTCCGTACCAGCTTGGTCAAATACCGACTGTGCGTTATTGCCGAACTGCTGACCGAAGCCAAGCATCGAGCTACCACTGCCGTACAGACCATTGGCGATGTTCTGACCTTGGTTCCCTGCGAACGCTGCGGTACTGTTGGCGCCTTGAGTGGTGTACGGATTGAGACCAGCTACGCGCGGGCCTGTGTAGGCGCCCGTGGTGGCATCATTCAGGAAGCCTTGGGCCTTATCGTACCCTTGGGTGATGTAAGGCTGCGCTTGGGACCACGGGGAGTTGACGTTCGCTTGCTGCTGTTGGGCACCTTGGGACGAGCTACTGTCTCCAAAGATGCTCCCTACTGCGCCAATCGCTGCGGAGCCGAGGCTTGCCGTGATCGGATCAATGCCGTACTTACGGCCAATCCCCGGAGCAAGGGAAGGCACGAGCATCCTGAGGATTGCTTTGAACATTAGAGTAATACCTTGGTGTAGACAGCCCCACTCTTCCGGTAGCGCAGGCGCTTGAAGACGGAACCACGGTCCAGGTTGTCCTGAGTGCTGACGACGACCTTCTTCACCCCTGCTTCACGCATGCGAGCTTCGGCATAGCGGAACAGGTGAACCCCAAGCCAACCTTGGCGGTACTTGGGGAGGATGAAGTAGGAGTCGTTGAAGCAAAACAGGGAGGACGCGTGATGCGGGTGACGGCTGAGTAGATTCTTGCTATACCCTATGAGCTTCCCGTTATCTCGCACCGTGACAAACAGGAGGATTCCTGAGGTCTCAGCAGCAAGGTAAAAGGCCTCGTTGAGGAAGAAGGGGATTTCAGCTTGGTCGTAGGCGATCTCTGAGTAGTGTTGCTCCCACAGGGGGCGCATCTCTTCGACGGCTTCACTCCACTTCTCAACTTGGTAGCTAATCATAGGGGTGTTACTCTCTAATTAAGGTACGTGTACGCCGATCTGCTCAAGTGCAGCCGTGATCGATGCGAGCGTCCGTTCCAGTTTCTTCAGTTCCTCAGTGAGAAAGAGGGCCTGCGACTGGGGTAGTTGTGGGATGCTCGCGCGTACGTATTTTTCTAAGGGGATCGTGTAGTTCATCGTCGGCTCAAGGTCTTGACGTCAAAGTCCATCCCGGAGAATTGGAAGTTGGAGATCGAGTCCGTGCTCACCTTGTAGGCGAGGTAACGACCTGCGACCATCATGTCCAGTTTGTAGTCCGTTGCGGGACTGTACGTCTGTGTGGAACGGTAGTTCGCAGCCTCAGTCGGGAGATCCGAGGACCCAATTTCAAACTTGAAGACGCCCGTGGAATCCTCAAATGAACACTGAGGAACCATGCTCTGTATCAGCTTGTAACCACGGAGACTCGTAGGCAAACCTGAGCCGTCCAGGTCGACCCCTACGCGTTCCACATAGGAAGGCTTAAGGACCTCTGGGAGCGCCGGAAGATTAACCAACCCTGCGGTCGGTAGATCAACTGCGAACACTCGGCTATCCGTGATCCCTACGTTCTGATCGGCCACCGAGAGCATCAAAGGGATCCGAGGAGTCGTAGGCCCAATGAAGCTGGTGTAGGTCGTGTTGTAGAGTTGGTACCCTGCGGTCTCATTGGGATAGGAGTTGGCGACCAGTACTGCATCCGCCTCTGAACCACCAATGACATTCGGGAGATCCATGAAGGACCAAGTATCCGTCTTGTAGTTGTAGATTGCCGACTGGTTACAGAAGGCAGCCCCTACATACGCAGCAGAGTCCTGAAGGGTCGGGTAGCAGAAGTGGATCAGGTTAGCTACCGAGTCATGGACCACAAAGCACAAGGACGTTCTGGTACGGTCCAGTGTGTTGTAAATCCTTCGGCGTACCCGGGAATCCGCGAGGGAGGTCTTGGACATGCCATCATGGCGATAGATGTCATTCTCACCAAAGACGAAGTGTTGTCCCTCGACTTCGACCACGCAGTTCGTGTTGACGATCCCGCCATCAAAGGGAAGCCTACGGAACCCAAAGACCGCTGAGTCCCCTCGGTATTCCATGAGCCAGTTCTGAAGCTGACCATAGATGATGAACGAGTTCCCCAAGGTGAGGCCATCGCGGATCCCTGAGTGCATCTCAGAGAGCACGTTCTCACCAGCGATGAAGTTCGGGTTGCCTGGGTCCCAGAGGACACCCGTGGAAGCCGTGCCATACTGAAGCGGGTTGCACCACTTGACCATCTGCGGGTTGTAATGACCCACACCCTTGCGGATGTTCAGCATGATCGCGTAGTCAAGAAATGACCGGACCACTCCTGCACAGTCCACCCCACCGGTAGTCCAGTCCCCCGCGAGGGGAACATAGGTGGCATCAGCGAGGATGTTACGGACGTACGGGACCGTATCTTGACGGACCAGGAACGAGAGTGCCCCTACCTGCGCATGGGACCACACAGCATCCGTGGTGAACACTGAGGACGAAGGCGTTAGGAACGTGAGGTTCCCGTTGGGGTATGCGCGGACAGTACCATCACGATCACAGACAAACGGCACCCCTCCAAGGTCTACTTGGTAGTAGGAACCAATGAAGCGGGATGTCGCGGAGCTACCACCATCTGCAGAATCATAGGGGTTCGTGTTGGAGTCGTAGGATCCTGGGGCTGCGTCATACGTAAGTGCAGAGCGAATAGGATTGAACAACTGCTTGAATACAGGCGCCCGAGTAATCCGGTCTTCATCGAAGATGACATTGTTGGCTGCAGAGAAAGCGTTAGGCGGGAGGTCGTACGGGTTGGCATCAGTGATGACCCCCACGCCCCCTAGCTTCCGAAGCGGGAGAGTCGGCATTGATTAAACCTTCATGATGTAGGCCAAGGCCATGTACGGAGGGAGCGACGAGTGTTGGTGATCGCCCACGAGATTCGCAGAATGCGTATGGGACTGAGGGGTAACTGCGGTAATCGCATTGATCCCTACGGCAGCCGCAGCGCTCTGGGTAGTCGTATTGATGACCTCAGTGGTACCGTTGATCGTATGGGTGTGCGACCCTGCCATACCAGTACTTGAGGCACCACCAGTGGCATTGACCGCATACGAGGACCCCGCACCCGCTACGAACCTATTGCGGAGGTCAGGGGTCCCATTGGTACCATCACACAGTAGGTACCCGGCAGGGATAGCCACGATGGCCCCAGACCACATCAAGATCACTCCCTTGGGAACCGGGGAGTTCAATTGAGCAGGGGTGACCGTGACGGGGGCATCCAGGTTCGGGAAGGTGTTCTTCAGGGCCTGCTTGATTACCCGAAGGTGATCGTCAGCCTGAGAGACCGTGTCGGTACTGTTGGGATTCGCAGGGTTAAGCTGGCTGATGTAGTTAGCTGATTCGAGAGGCATCTGTATTTACACCTTCATGATGTAGTAGAGGGCGTAGTACGGATTCCGAATGTCAATGGAAGCGCCACTCCCGGCATTCCCAATGGAAACGGTGTGGGTATGGTTACCAGCGCCTTGGGACACGATGTCCACGCTATGGGTGTGTGCCCCTGCGTTCTGAGTGGGAGACTGGAAGCGTCCCGAGGAATACCCGGTACTTACGCTTACGTTGGCACCACCATTGTCCGAACCCGCCTGGACCGAGCCAAGGTTATTCAGGCCGTGGGCGTGATCGCCATCTCCAGACGTGGGACCCAAGACTCGGTGGAAGTGGTCCCCTGGGTTATCCGTGGATGCGCTGTGGTTATGCACGGGCATCTGGGACTGCGACAGGGCGATAAACCCGTTACCGCCCGAGTTATTAAGGCCATACGAATTCCCTGCCCCTACGACAAGCCTGTCAAGGAGATTGGGCGTGGTGATATTACCTGCACCATCACTACGGACCACCGTCTGACCATTACACAGTGCCCACCCTGAGGGGACCGTAGCCCCTACCCACATAATGACCGCCCCAATGGGCATCATCGTATTGATAAAGTCCTGAGACAGATTTACAGGACCCGTGACGTTAGGGAAGGTCGCCTTCAGGGTCGACTTAATGAGCCGGATGTGGTCATCTGCAAATGCAATGGCATCTGAGCCAAGGGGATTAGCAGGTACGAGACCATTAATATAAGTAGCGGATTCTAATGCCATGGGTATCTTTGGGTGACTGTGGATACCCTTGGGGTACCTTGGTTTTATCTCTGGGTAAATCTTTAGATAAGACCATTATTAATAACCTATATATAAACTATAGGGACTTAAGTAAAACCTAGGGTCCTTTAGAATCCTCAGGTCTTTAATCTTTAGAATCTAAAGCCCCCCTACCCCCCATAGCCCTTACTGGTCTATTAATGGTCAATGTAGGGAGAAACTTAGGTGAAACTTGGGTAAAACTTGTGCAACCTTGGGTACCCTTGGGGTCCTTTTGGTTACCTTGGGAATAAAGGGGGTGGGATCAACTTGAGGGTACCCGGGGGGGTCCTAGGGGGTACCTTGGGTTTCTTTGGGAATCTTGGGGACGTTGCTCTCACGCAACAGGTCGAACAACAACAACAACGAAAAACCTTTAGGCATTCTTTTGGAAGTGGATCCAAAGAGGACCTAGGGGGTACATCCGGCACCGTGTGGGCACAGCAAGGATCGTGGCTCGAGTGGGAGCCTGGGCTAAGTGCTTGATTCTAAAGGAGATACATCCGATGAGTTATCTAATGTGGAATCAGGGAGCGTCGGTCTACTCATTAGCCTGGGTGTAGCCAGGGGCATTAGGGATGCCTGAGGTATCCATCGCGCACAAATGATTAGGACACTAACGATTCCAGATAGTGAAGGAAGGGGTTCGTATGTGTTCGATAGGCAGACGAACCTGAGCCCTTGGAACCCCAAGATAACTTTATGCATCTTTCGCTTGCACAATGCTACACAGTGCGTTACATTGGAACCCTAGCAACACGAAACGAACCAGGGAGCAAAGATAATGACTGCATGGACCAAGTTGGTAGCTCAAGTACAGAAGGACCATGGAACCCGTGGAATCTACTGGACTGCAGTAATGAGCGCAGAGTCCAATGGCTCTAGCGATGCAGAGTCTTATGAGTCCCTTAGCTATACCTCAGCATTCGAAGAGAATGAAGCCGTGCGTGCTTACTTTGAATCGATCGGCTACACATACTAACGAACCCAAGGAACCCAAATGAAAACTCTGCGCAAACTCAAGGCAAACGCGTCGAGTCCGGACACATCGCAATGTTCACCATGATGGTAATGCTCGGATGTTGCCTTAGTGCCTTTGGTGGTCTTGTGTATCCCGATACGTTCCTTGGCTCTGTTGCTAAGTTCGCTTTCAACCTTCATTGATTCAAGGGGAAACCAAATGATCCTATATCAATCCCAAGCTAACGCCGTCGCACAATCAATGTGGGCGTTAAATAATGTGCATGCAGTTGTGGACGTTCGAATCGTCTTAGATGACGAGGGGGAATACATACGGGTCCAGGAGTCTGACGTTACATTGGAAGTGATCGTAACGCATTACAAGGGAGGCAATGCGGGCACCCGTGAGGTCTATACCGATCAGGATGCATTCCTTACCGCGTACAACCTCGCGTAACCAGAGGAACCCTGTGCAAATAAGTTTAAATAACAGTTGCACACCTCTGCACAACACGTTATAGTTCATCCCATAGCAGCAACGAACCAAACGACCTTAGATACCTGGAGAATCAAATGGCACACGCTCTGATCAACATCGACAAGACGTTCCCTGCATGTTCGGCAATTGATACGGAAGGCTGGTTGTCTGCTGTCCTGGGTGATGAAGTCTTATTATTCCTCGAGGAAGACATTCGGGACAAGTGGCTGATGCAGGCCGAAGACCAAATCAAGCTTGCTATCGAAGCCGAAGAGGGCCAGGAATACGTATGTACCAGGGTCGACAACACGTACAACAATGAGAACGATTTTTCCTCAGACTTCCAGTGGCAGGTCTGGTATCCCGCAGAGGCTAGCGATTGGTGTTATGCCAATGATGTGTATGTAGCTATCGAAGTGCACCAAGGTGGTGATGTACGTGGCAACTATGGTCGAGCCCGTTTGTTCAAGCTTGATGACCTTGCGGACTCTGGCTTCTTTTATTGGTGCTTGGGTTGGAACGTGAGCTACTCGAATGGTGACGACGTTTCAATCAACGATAGGTTTAGTGTTGGTTATTCGTCCAATCCGTTCTACGAGATGGAGAAGCACATGAAGGAAGGCGAAAGCGGGATCAAATGGTCCGAGAAACGGGAATGCTTCGTTGGTTGGTTCGAAGATGGGCGTGCGGTAGAACTCCGTCCCTATCTGTACGTATAACCTGCACAACACACAGTAGGACAGGTCGAAACCCTCTAACACATGAGGGTCTGCGGGTATCGCCCGTACTGATGAGACCAACTACAAAGGATGCACCATGACCATGTTTCGCGACTTACCAATCGGCCAGACGTTTGACTTCATCGGCCCTTTTGGACACGCCAACAGTTTCTATGCTCGTTGCGTCAAGGTCTCTAATAGAAAGTACGCTGAGGTAGCTCGTCCGGAAGTGGTCTACACCGTCGGGACCATTAAGGTTCAGGTGTATCACGTTGGTGAAGAGGTCTAGCCATGACAGTCGATCAACTTACCCCTGTGCAGCTTGACGAGTTCTTTAAGGCTTATGTGGAGTGTGCCCTTTGGTCGTCCATGGATGACGAGGGGGAACCGTTAGATACGTATGAGACCTCTGTCTTCTGCCATAACACCATGCTCAATGACTGTCGCATGTTCACCGACCGCAACCACGATAAGCTGATGGAAGCATTGGAACACTCGGGATACACCTTGGCTCAAGCTGGCCACGACTTCTGGCTTACTCGCAACCATCACGGTGCGGGCTATTGGGACAGGGGCCTAGGCAAAGTTGGCGACAGCTTGGCGTACTCAGCAGAAGTTGAGGGTTCGGTTGATTTGTACGTTGGTGATGATGGTCTAGTTCACTGCCAAGGATACTAAACCATGTTCATCCTAGTCCATCGTTTCACCGGCAAAGCGTTATTACGGTTCCTCACACTGGAGGAAGCTTTAGTTGCCCTGCAGGAAGCTGCGGTACCTGAATTGTTCTACATCTCTAACCATGCTGGAGTCTAAGACCATGAAAACCTATAAGATCCTTCGTGCAGACTTCAGCGTATGGAAGCACCTGATGTATCTGCCATTGGCCATTGAGGCTGTCGCACGGGATACCGATGCAGCGAACCCTGTGCTGTTCATTGTCGAAGTGCAATGAGACCTTCTGTACGCCCAGTAACCAAAGCTCTCGAGGCATACTCGCGGGCTATCGAACCAACACCTACACTGATCCATGATCTAACCAGGGCACTCGCAGAGGAGCTAGCGGGAACCTTGGGAGGAACCGTAGAGATACGGCTCCCAGGAAACATACGGATCATTCGAGAACATATCTCAAACGAGAAAGCCTAGGGTTTCCCCTGGGTTTTGTCGTTTGGGTTACATTACGTGCGCATTACCTATCACAATAATTGACCTAACAATTAAACAGAACATGAAAACTATTCTCATTACCTTGGTTACCCTGGGTTCCCTTTCTTCCCTTTCGGGTTGCGCAGGCTCCACTATGACCCCTCAACAGGCTCAAGCTTGGTCTGAGGGTCTAAGTAGCCTGGGGCAGACTGTGGGCGCCAGTAGGACCAAGTATCATCAACCGCAAGCACCTAGCTATACCTGTGTGGACTACGGTAGCTTCACTAACTGTAACCCTAGCTAATCCCGCTCCAGGCAACCGCAGACAAACTAGAGACCCTAGGTAACCCCTGGGGTTTCGTGCTTGTTTGTCCGTGTTCTTTCGTCCCCTTCGGTTATCCCTGCTTCGCTTGTCGAAGCTTGGGCTTCTCGAGGGGCGTTGGCACACGTGCGTATGGTTTCTAGGGTCCCGTATGGTGCTAGGAACCGCTCGGAGACCTAGGGAGCTACATGGGTAGCCTGAGGCTCCCGAACCGCTCAAAAGGGCTGTATTCGTGTCCTAGAGGGGTGCAGGGTAGGAAAGCTAGGGAACGCTTGCTATCCAAGGGTCTTTAGGCTACGGTGCGCGACCCTCAGCCTAGGCGTTTCTATACCAGTTTTGGGATACGAGAGGGCGAAAATGGGGGATTTTTGGGTATTTGGGATTGCTCAGAACGAGCGAGGGTCTGTGGAAGGATGCAC